CGCCCATGTCGCCGCCGGCCCTGCTGGGCACCAAGCTGGTCAGCGGCGCTAGCAAACTGCGTTTGCTCACCGAACCGTTCCGCACCTCGCGCCCGCCCGTTGAGGACGAAAGCGCGGCTGCATTCGCGCGCCGGAAATTCGGGCAAGACCTGCTGGATAACCTACTTGCCCCTTTTGTTTCCGGAGTGTATGCCGGCGACCCGGAGCGCATTCACGAAGAGAAGAAGGGGCCGGAGGCCGAAGCCCCCGACCCCAACCGAGGGCCTTACCCGCCTGGGCAGCGTGCGGCCCCCTCCCACGGCCATAATAGCAGCACGGATAGGGGGTTGACAGCGGCCCTCCCCGAGATGTAGATTCGCACTTGTAGACGTTCAGGAGCCACCGCCCCAAGGCGCGAAGGCTCCACCTGCGAAGCCGCGTACTCCATCGAGGGCGCTCAGCAGGGCTGCTGAGGATTTCAATTCTCGGCGCCTGTGGAGCGCCTTTCGTCGTTTCCGCGTCCCCCCGGCGCCCGGAGGGACGCGATGGCCGCACGAGTCAACGAACTTCGACAGGCCCTGATCCAGGCGACCGCCAACCGTCAGGTTCGGCAGTCGACCCTGAGTGAGCTGCAGAACGCGCACGCTGCATCGAAGCTCACCTACAACAACCTGCTGGACCTGAAGGCCTCCGGGACGCTTCCGGACGACGGGCCCGAGAAGCTCCAGGCCGCGAAGGAAGGCTACCAGGCCTACGAGGAGCGCATCTCCGCGGCTCGCGAGCTGCTCACGATGGCCGAGGGCGAGGTGGAGGCGGCCCAGAAGGCACTGCTCGAGGAAGAGCAGCGCATCGACACCGAGGACGCGCAACTCGCCGCGGAGCCCTCCGGCCGAATCCAGGTCGAGAAGCCCAACGTGACGAAGGACCCCAAGCGCGGCTTCGACGGCCACAAGGACTACCTGTTCGCGGTGATGCAGTTCGGCATCACCGGTGGACGCATCTGCGACGAGCGCCTGAAGCCGCTCGCGGCCGTCCGGCGCGAGGGCGTGCCCGGCAAGGGCGGCCCGTTCGCCGCCGCCGGATCGGACGAGCAGGGCGTCTACTCCGACCCTCACGGGGGCTTCCTCGTTCCCGTCGGCGTCGCCCCCGGCATCCTGTCCGTCGCTCCCGAGGACGACCCGCTCGCGGCGTTCATCACGAACGTCCCGATGATGAGCCCCACCGTGAAGTACAACGCCCGGGTCGACAAGAGCCACGCGACGAGCGTCAGCGGCGGGCTAACCGTGAGCCGCAAGGCGGAGACCGCCGACGCGACGAGCTCGCGCATGAGCTTCGAGCAGGTGACGCTCACGGCCAACGCCGAGTATGGGCTGGCCTACGCCACCGAGGAGATCCTCTCCGACTCGCCGCAGTCGTTCGTCGCGATCCTCCAGGCCGGGTTCCGCGACGAGTACGTGGCGGCCGCGATGAAGGAGCGGCTGAACGGAACCGGCGTCGGCGAGCGCGAGGGTGTCCTCGGTTCCCCGTGCCTCGTCACGGTCGCGAAGGAGACCGGCCAGGCCGCCGACACCATCACCAAGGAAAACGTCGACAAGATGGAGTCGCGGTGCTGGAAGTACCAGCGTGCGGTCTGGATCGCGAACCACAACACCCGGCCTCAGCTCAAGAGCCTGGTGCAGGTGGTCGGGACCGGCGGTAACGCGGTCCCGTACTTCACCCGGGAGGGTGGCGGCGAGATGCTGAGCGGCCGGCCCATCTTCTTCTCGGAGTTCGCCAGCTCCATCGGGGACCTGGGCGACATCATCCTGGGCGTCTGGTCCGAGTACCTCGAGGGCCAGTACCAGACCGAGCAGTTCGCCGAGTCCATCCACGTCCGATTCGTCTCGGGCGAGCGGTGCTTCCGCTTCTTCCGCCGGAACGATGGTCGCGCTTGGTGGAGGAGCGCGCTCACCCCGAACAAGGGCAGCACGCTGAGTCCGTTCGTCACGCTGGCGGCACGGTAGGCCAGGCAAGGTAAAGGAGTAAAGGAACCATGACCGCAACCTACCAGCACATTCGCTCCAGCTTCCTCGTCAAGACCTTCTTCGACGACAACGCGACCGCCGCGACGGCGCGAAAGATCGGCTGGGTCGAGATGGGGGAGCACTTCCTGGCGCAGCTCGCCTTCGGCGCCGGCACGGGCGTCCTGACCTTCAAGATCTTCTGCGCCGACAACTCGGACGGGACGGGCAACGTCACGTTGGTCAAGGCGCACGCCGCGCCGACGGCTGCCGATGCCGCGAACGACCGTCTCACGCTCGAGGTCTCCGCCGAGGAGGTCCACGCGGCGAGCGCGACCGGGAAGTACGTCAGCGTCGAAGTCGACAACGACGACAACGCGGACGAGAACGCCATCGTCTACGTCGTGCAGCGGCCGGGCCACCGGGCCTACGCCGACCTGACGCCGCAGAGCGAGATCGCGTAGCGCTTCTCTGAAGGAGAGCCCCGCCCGGGCGGCGCGCTGGGCGGGGCCGACATACAGCGGCGCCAAACACAGGTCACCGGAAAGGGGAACCCTGATTGGCACGCACAGAGCTTTTCGCACGGAACCAGCCGGGCGGCGTCTTCACGATCGCCGACCTAGCGCGTCACCCGAACGACATCTTCTTCGTCGACTCCGTCACCGGGACCGACGCGGCCGGTAACGGCCAGCACCCAGACGCCCCGGTCGCGACGATCGACTACGCGGTCGGCCTCTGCACGGCGAGCAAGGGCGACGTGATCTACGTGCTGCCGGGCCACAACGAGGGCCTCGGCGACGCGCAGATCAACATCGACGTGATCGGCGTCTCTGTGATCGGTCTCGGATCGGGCTCGCTGCGCCCGCGGATCGACTTCGATCACGCCAACTCCTCGATCAACATCGGCGCGAACGGCTGCACGGTCAAAAACCTCACCCTGCTCCCTTCCATCACGGACGTGCTGGTGGGGATCGACGTGGAGACGACCGTCACGGACACGCTGATCGAGGACATAGAGGCCCTGCCCGGCGAGGACGGGGCGGGCGTGGACGACTTCGCCCTCGTGGTCGACATCAAGGTGGGCTGCACGCGCACCACGGTGCGGCGCCTGAAGGTCCGTCAGCACGGCTCGGGGGCTGGCTACATCGCTGGCATCCGGCTCTCGGGCGCATCGGACGACATCCTGATCGAGGACTGCGACATCCACATCGTGGGTGCCGGCGTCGTCGCGCCGATCAATGGAATCACGACGCTTTCGACCAACGTCCGCATCAAGGGCTGCACCCTGGAGACCGACGCGGAGCCGGGCATCGAGCTCTTCACCGGCACGGCTGGCACGATCTCGGATACCGACATCTTCACGGACCTCGCGACGATCGACGCGGCCACCGTCGCGGACGGGATGGCTCACTTCCGGGTCGAGTACGTCGAGGTCGGGAACGAGGCCGGGGCCGGGGTCAAGACCGCCTCGATCGACGACTAAGGGCGACAGCGTGAACTATGCCGCCCGCGGTTCGGGAGATCGAGCGGAGGTCGACCTGTCTCGGCGAGGCGCTCTACATCAAGATCAGCGCGCCTGGTTACCGCCTCCTTTCCTGGCGCGAGGTCTGGGAGTGCTTCGCCGAGGCGTATCCGGATCGGTGGGCGGTGGAGTGCTTTCCGCCAGCGGATCAACTCGTGGACGGGAAGGCCGTCTACCACCTGTTCGTGATCGAAGGGGAGCCCGAGGGGCTCAACATCAGGTGATGGCATGAGCCTCGGGAACTGGCAGACCTTCCGCGCGCTCGACAACATCATGTCGATCCTCGGCACGACGAAGCCGAGCCTGTGGCCGTTCCTCGAGCCGACGGGGGTACTGGTCTCGGGCCTTTCCGTCGGGGACCTGATCCCGTCGGAGACGGGCGGCGCCGCGGAGGCGCTCGAGGACGACTTCGCCCCGGTGCTTCATGGGGGCGGGGTCCACTCGTACCACTTCCACCCGACCGGGGATCACCACCTGGCGGGGATCGACCACGCCAACTTCAGCTTTGGAAACGGCACGGTCGATGCGGCGTTCAGCGTTGGTGCGTGGATCTTGCCGAACGCCATTGCCACGAACGTCATTCTTGGCAAGTACGACTCTGCCGGGAACCTGGAGGAGTGGCGCTTCTTCATCGACGCGAGCGGGAAACTATCGCTCGAGCTGCATGACGCGTCAGCCTCGGCAACAGAGATCGCGACCAGCACCGCAGCGCTCGTGCTCGCGCGCCAGCACTTCGTCGTCGCTTCCTACGACGGCACCGAGGCCACACCGGAGGTCAACCTCTACGTCGATGGAGCGCTGGCGAACGACGGATCGACAGCCGAAACGGGTGCCTACGTGGCTATGGAGGACACCGCCGCGCCCCTGACGGTCGGCTGCTCTGGCGTCACGGCGTTGCCCGTGGCGGAGTTCCACGGCCGGATCGCCCTCCCGTTCGTTACGGGGAAGGCGCTGACCGCGGCGGAGGTGCTCGCGCTGGACGAGATGTATCGGCTGCTGCTGGGGCTCTAGG